CAAAGCTGCCGTCTTTGTTTGTCGTATCCGATGAAGCAAACGGCAGTGAGATGAGTTTTCATGGGAGCATTTTAACATGGCAGGAGCAAAACGTTGGATGCAGGGTGTCGCTAGCGGCATCAAGAAGCGTGGCACCAAAGGTGTATTCAAAGCCGCAGCGCAGCGCGCCGGAATGAGCACCAGAGCCTATGCGGAAAAGAAAAAGCACGCGTCTGGGAAAACCGGCCGGCGCGCCCGCCTGGCCCTTGCGTTTATGAGTGCAAAGCATGGCGGATGACGTTCTCGAGCAGGATCCCCAGCACGAACAATCGGAAACAAGCGAAGAGGAACAAAGGGAATTTCTACCAGGCGAACTGTGCGCCGTCGATGCGGTAGCCGAGGAAGATCGCGTCGATCTCGACGCGGATGACGAAAGCGGCTTAAGCGCCGAAGAAAAAGAAAACATCCTCTCCGATCTCTGCGACAAGGCCTGCCAGCGCGATCTGACAAGCTACCGGCTCGAGGTGCGTGACGCCTGGAAGGCGCGTTACTTCTGGCGAGGCAATCAGTATCTGCTCCCAGGCAAAAACGGTGCGTGGGTTTTGCCGCAGATGATCTTGGTTGGCGGGCAGAGTTACGACGATCACAACCAAGAGACCAATATTTATCTGGCATTCGGCGACACCATCATCGCGGCATTGACCGCCGGCACGCCGAGCGTACGGTTCGAGCCGGACGATCCGACGAATCCTTCAGACGTGGCCGCCGCTGAAGGCTCCGAAGGCGCGCGCCGGCTAATCGAACGCGCCAACAACATGATCGTGCTGCAGGAAGATCTCGGGCGCTTTCTGTGGACCGACGGCCGCTGCATGACTTACACGCATTACGTAATCGATGGGCAGCGCTTTGGCTACGAAACGAAATCGGACATCGAAGATGAGCTTGGCTACCTTCCGGAGCTCGGCCTAAAAGCCGGCGAAGAAGGCGCGCAATCCGAGGAAGAGATTGAGATGGGCCGCGGCGAACCGCGCGGCCAGGAAGTGATCGAAAACTTCGGCGCGCTCGAGACCAAGATCCCGATCCAATCGACCGATATCGATGGCTGCGATTATGTGGTGCTCGCGCGCGAATTCGACATCACGCGGCTGAAGACGAAGTATCCGGACAAGGCGGAAAAGCTGAAACCGTTCCAGACGCCGACAGCAAACATGGAATACGCGCGGCTCGCGCGCACGTCGATCATGACCGGAATGCGTCCGTCGAACATGACGCAGGACGCTATGACCTACAACGGCACCGAGCAGCTCACCTGGTTCCGCCCGGCGTTCTATCGTGAATGCAAAGACGATGCGCACCGCAACTGGCTCTACGACACGTTTCCGCGTGGCTGCATGGTTGCGATGGTCGGCAAGGAAGTTGTCGAAGCGCGCAAGGAATCGATCGACGATCATTGGAGCTTGACGCATTCGCGGCCAGGCGATGGCGCGCATCGGCCGGCACTCGGCCAGCCGGTCATTCCGCTGCAGGAAAAACTGAACGATTGCATGGATTACATCCACGATGCGTTCATGCATTTAATACCGATCAAGTGGGTGGATCCGGAAGCGGTCGACACCGAGGCGCTTCAGCAAATCGAAATCAAGCCGGGACTGTATCTCAAGATGAAGCGGAAGGCCGACAAAGCCTTGGCCGAAAATATCTTCGTCGAGCCGCAGATTCAGCTGGCGGAAGGCCTCCTGATCTATGTGCAGAATCTTTTTGGCGAATTCTCGCAATTCCTCTGCGGCGCGTTTCCGGCACTGTTTGGCGGGAATACCGGCGCGAACGATACCGCTTCCGGAATCGCCAGCCAGCGCGACCAGGCGCTCGGCCGCATCGGACTCACCTGGCGAAATATCAAAGCCAGCTACGCGCGCATCATCCGCCAGGCGGTAGCGGCTGCCGCGAAGTTTCGCAACGCTCCGATGTCCGGAGAGCTCCAAGGCGCCGGCGGGAAAAAAGAAACAATCAACGTCAATCCGGAAGATCTGAAGGGCAATGTCCGATGCTATCCGGACACAGACGAAAACTTCCCAGAGTCCTGGGTCGCGCAGCGCGCTGTCTGGACGCAGCTGATGGCTGCGGCGGCGCAAAATCCGATTCTTCAGGCGATCCTCGCGGTGCCGAGGAATCTTGCGATCGCGAAAGATAAGACCGGCCTTCCAGAGCTTGTTGTTCCGGCGGCCGAAGCCGCTTCGAAGCAAGCGGCGGAAATCATGATCCTGATGGATTCCGAGCCAGTGCCGAACCCGCAGCTCGATCAGGCCAAAGAAGCCATGGCAGCTAACGTTCCGCCGCCAGGCACGCCGCCTGAGATGGTTCAGATCGCGCAGCAGAAACTCTCGGAAGCCATCGCGAAAATCCCGCCGCTGGTTTCGAGCGTCCCGATCGACGAAGAACTCGACGACCATGCGAACGAAATGGGCGAGATTAAGACCTGGGCGAATCTGCCCGCCGGCATCAAGGCTCGTGCGGAAAAGCCAAACGGCTTCGCGAATGTCAGGTTGCATTTTGACGAGCATAAACGCGCGCTTGCCGCGCTCCAAGCGCAGATGCAGCAGCCGCAGGCAAAGCCGATCAGCGAAGGCCTTTCGATGGCGTTCAAGGATCTTCCGCCTGAAGGTCAAGTGCAGGCGGCACAGAAGTTCGGGATCACTCTCGATCTCGCAAAACTGCAACAAGACGAGCAAGCGGACCAGCTGAGCGATCTCGCGAAAGCTCAGAAGCCGCCGGCCATGCCAGGCGCTGGCGCCGAAGCTGCTCCGCGGCCGCCTGTTCAGTAATCAGGAAAATCAGGGAAGGAGCAAAATATGGCAGAAGGTGAAGAACTAGGTCTAATCGAAGATGGATCAGGTGCGGAGGAATCAGGTGGCGAAGAAACCTTTGCAGAAACCGAAACGGAAACCGAAGAAGGCCCCGGTGCGGAGTCCGAAACTCCCGGTGAGGAAGGAGGCCCAGGAGGAGAAGAACCACCGCCAAGCCGAGCTCTTCCCACCGAGCTCAGAAAAGCTTTCCGCGAGTTCATAGCCGGCAATCCGGAATTCGCAAAACGCTTTCCGCGACTCGAGCGCCAGCTGACTGACGCGATGTTCAAAACCTCCGAGCTTGGAAAGCTTGGAGGCCTGCAGCAGCTGCGCAGCGCCGCCGAGGTGCTCGAAAACCACGGCGGGCCAGAAGGCATCCGCGAGATGGCCGAGGAAGTGGAAGCCTCGCGGATGATGGAAGAAGGTTTTCAGCAAGGCGATCCCGTTCTGATCGATACCTGGGCGCAGGAATATCCGGACGGCTTCAAGATGCTGGTCGGCCCGGCGCTTGAGAAGCTTGCCACGCTCGATCTCGCGGCGCACGATCGCGCCATCTCGAGTCCGATGTATCAAACACTCGACCGCTGCGGCGTAATCGGGACGGTGAACGATCTTGAAGCCGCCATCGCCGGCGAACGCTACGAAGACATCGCAAAGCATTTCGGCGCACTCAAGAATTTTCTGATGGAACTGCGCAACTTTGCGTCGAAGGCCAAGGCGCCGGATCCGCTGAAAGCCGATCGCGACAAGCTCGCGCAAGAACGCGAGGAGATGCAGACCGAACGGGTGCGCGGGTTTTACGGTCACGTGCGCACCGACGTGAACACGCAGGTGATGGCCTACACCAACCGCCTGCTGCGCCAGGAGCTTGCCGGGCGCAAGCTGCGCGTCGATACCGCAAACCGCGTGCGCAAACAGGTCAACGAAGATCTGGCCGCCGCGGTGAACACGGCGCCAGGCTATGCCGAAAGATACAAAGCCATAATGGGCCAGGGCGACCACGGCCGCGCGGTCGGATTCATCGTTGCGGCAGCGCGGCAGAAACTGCCGCTGGTCGTCAAACGAGTTCTGCGTGATTTCAATCTGGGCGGGAAACCTGGAGTTGCAGGAATCCGCAGAACCGTCGCCGGCGGCGGGCCGAGAACGGGGACAACCGTCGCCGGGCGGCCGAAAACTTCCGACGTGGACTTTACGAGAACGGACAAAGCAACCTGGCTCGGCTCGCTCACGAGCCACGGAGAGGCATGGCTCAAAAATGGAAAGAAAGCCCGCTGGTAGGAAACGGCCCTATCAACACACGAAGGAAGACGAAGAAACGCTTCCGCAAGTCCAAATCCATCCCGACCCTGACATGAAAGAAGAGACCGTCGACGAGGCGATCATGAAGCAGCCCGGCAATCCGCGAATTCCGCTCGGCTATGTCGCGTGGAAATTTTTTGCCGTGAATACCAAGACGCAAAACCTGATTTTCTCGAACGATGAAACGAATTGGTTCAGCTTCGACGGGCTTCCGGTGAGGTGAAAGATGAGGAAGACAGCAAAGCCGCCGCAGCCGCCAGTAGTAGTCAAGCCGAGAGCGTCTGGACCGCCAGACAACGCGCTCAATCTGCCGCCGGGCTACATCGGTTATCTGTATTTCGCGTTTAATCCGACAACGCAGCATTGGATCTATTCGAACGATAACGCCACCTGGGTCGACAATGTCGGCAACCCGGTTCCGGCACAGTGAGGTGAAAAATGCCCGATCATTTCATTCCGCTGCAATCTCTCGTTGTTGTTGTGTATGCATTCTTGGCAGGTTTCGGCTGGAACTTCGGCAGCTGGGTCGCCAACAAAATTCACAAGTAGGAGCGCACATATGCCGGAAGCCGTCCCGTTCGACAGCGTGGCATCGCTGCTCGAGCAGATCCTCGCGGTTGAAAAAGAAATCCTCGCGAACGTACAAACCGCCAATTCGACGCTCAACGCACTGTTTATGAATGCGCAAGCGCTTACCGCGCTCACGCGTCACAGCCTCGCCGTTGCCGAGGCCACACTCGAATCCTCGCACCGTATCGAGCAGTTGCTCGGTGGAACTGGTCCTGCGGTGCCGACGGAAATCAAGGTCACTTACCAATACACGATGAAAGGAAAAGAAAATGCCTGACCAATCAGTGACAGTCCCGACTGGAGCGAATACCGCGACAGTCCAAGTC